GTGCGATTAACGGTTACGCCTGAAAAACCGAACGGCACAAACCGGTATTGGTTGGTCTGGCTTGTATCGCCCTCTTGATGAGTGTGCGTGGCTTCTTGGTTGATGTAGAAGTTTTGGAAGAAGTAAAGCGTTTCTAGATTGCCTGTCGATGGGCTACGGCCTTTAATTCGAGTGGCATGACCAAATGCGTACTGGCTCACATTCCTAACCTCCGGCGAGTGCTACCGCTCATCTGTAATCGTTTTAGCGTGTTCTGTTCACCGCGTTGTGCGCCTTGTGCCGCTGCACTTTGCATCCCGCTCTGAAACTGGTCAGCGGTTACATAGTCAACGCTGTTAATACGTTCCACGGTGTAGCGAACGTCGATTGGTGCGGCAACTGCAACGCCACCATCTTCGCTTGCAGAACCGCCACGATTGTCAGGGATAACACCACCACCGCGCGATCCTCGTGAATAACGCGACATGCTTTCACGCATTTTCGATTGAGGAATGATGTATTCCGGTTCGCCACCTTCACCAACAAGACCAAGGGTTGGCTTGCTAACTACGCCACCTTGGTTAAATGCTTGAAACCCACCAGAAAGATAATTCCCTTCTTTGTTTTTAAGAACGCTATCTAAAACGTTATTCGGCACTCCTGCAAAGCTGCCCCCATCACCACCACCGCCACCAGGCATTGAAACACCCAGCGCCTTCATGATCGTGCCGTACAAAATCATTGCTAATTGCTGAGCAATAATTTTTGCGGCCATGTCCATAAAGTGCTCAGCCACAGCAGACATCATGTCCGCCAATGCTTCCTGAGCACTCTTGCTGCCAGTTATGACAGCCCTGAAAGAATTGCTAAATGCGTTGCCAATAGCAGTAGCACCGGCAGCAACTTGATTCTGCACATCAAGCAGTTTCTCTAGCTGCTCTTGCATTTGAAAACCAGGGTCAGACTCACGACGACGTTTCTCTTCTTGTTCACGCTTCTTCCGTTCACGTTCAGCAAGAGTATTTGCTTTTTCCTGAAGCTTTAATTGATCTTCCCTGTAGTCCAAAAGATCTTCTTCAAATCCACCAGCTGCCCTAAGCATCTCTATCTCATGCTCTCGCGGTTTAAAGCCTTTCTCTAAAATTTTCTGTTTTTCTATTTGAAATTCAAGATTAATTTTTTGCAGTTCAGTAAGATCCGTATCACTGTCCAAAAGTTGCTTGTTTAGATCAAACAATTTTTGCGACATATCAACTCGTTCTTTCCCTGGTGGTTTCGTTAATGTTTTTGCTGGAGGTTTTGTCGTGTCAGGTACAGACGGGGCTGGCGCTCCAAACATGCCAATTTCTTTTTGCAGCAACTCAAGAAGAACTTTTCTCTGGGATCCTGGCCCTTCAGAACGACCGCCAAACTGGACAGCAATATCAGCAAGTTCTCGTAACTCTTGCAGCCTATCTTTACCAATTAGCTCAGCAGCACCAGAAATATTAAATGGAAGTCGCCCTTCTTGAATGTCTGCTCTTGCAGAAACTGTTCCAGGCTCTTTTAAAGAACGAAATAATGCTTGACTTTCTTCAATACCCCGATTTACTCCGCCAATAGCACCGCCAACGCCTCCTCCAACAAGCCTCATTAAAGGCCCAAGATTTTCAATAAGTTCTGCCAACTCTCTAAAAGATTTGGCCATTTCAGGAATGATGTCCTGCGTCAATGCAACTTGAACGTCTTCAGTAGCATTTTGAAAAGCTTTAATAGCAGCAGCAGGGCCTAACAGAGCCTCTTCAAGCTGACCAGCGCCTTCGCGCTCAACACGGCCAAGTGCAGCAATAACAATTTCACTTGTAATTTGACCTTCTTCGCCAAACTTTTTCAAAGCACCAACAGTGCTGCCCATTTCAGTCGCGATTGCCTGAGCAATCAATGGAGCCTGTTCAAGAATCGAGTTAAGTTCCTGTCCTCTCAATACGCCACTACCAAGAGCCTGACTTAACTGCAGGAACGCGCCAGCAGATTCAGACGCAGTTGCACCGGCAAGAATCGTCGCCGTATTAAAACCAGCAAATGCAGTTTCAATCGTCTGCATTGACAGGCCCATTGGCCGCAAACGTGCAATCAAACGAGAAAGCTGAGTGTTGGCTTCTGTTTGGCTGAGGTTAAATTTTTCAGCCGCACGCTGTGCTGCTTCTTGCGCTTGGGCTGTTTCACCAAATCTTTGAGTAAGCAGCCTTAAGCGACGCTCAGACTCATCTCTTTGGATTCCAGCTTGCAAAGCTTGTTGGCCAACCCGAGCTACACCAAAGCCAACTGCAAGTTGTTTTAGAGATGCCCCAAGCCCATTGTTTGAGGTTTTGGCTTGGTTTGTCGTGCCATTGGCTGATCTTAATCTTGTCTCATATTTTTGGATTTCAGCGCCAAGCCTGTTGTATAAAGAACCATTGAACTTAACAACAACTTGCAAGTCACGCAGTGCCTTTATTTGCAAACGCATTGCTTGCTCGCTATCTCTTACTTTCGCCGACAAAACTCCTTGGACTTGAGAAAGTTTTGGTAAACTTTTTTGCTGCGCTTGAACACTTATTCTTACTTTGTTCGAAGCAGCAGTAACGCGTTTAAGTATATCCTCTGTCTTCTTAAAGGATTCATTTGTCTTATTAGCTTCTTTCCTGACTTGGGTAAACGCTCTGACAGGCTGAGCAACCTTGACAAGAAGCTCAACTGTCGATGGTACGCTCACGGAAAGTCCTCCAGTCTCCTAATACTACCGCCGTCTTGTCTTCGCGCGATCCATTGCCTGCTGCTCCCGCTCACCTTTCAATTGATAGTACGCAGCAAAATGCACAAGCTCCGCATCGGTTAACTCCGTACGAAGCCTGCTAAGCGTCATTCCCAATTCGCAGCACAAGAAAAACTCAAAGTTGAGCCAGCTGTCCTGCTTTAGTCGTTTTTTGCTTCTTCCATGTCGGCGTCTTCACCGACGCCAAACAAGAACAGCTCAATCTCGTTCAAGACAGTCTCAGGCAACTGCCGCTGCAGCTTCGGGGCATCAGCAGAGGCGAAAGCTTTTGAGCCATCCTCAAGCTCTGCCATCTGGCACAGCATCTGCGTACTGATGTCTAATGCTTCTTCAGTACCAGAAAGGCTTTGTGCTTTCTTGCGGTCAGCGCGTGTGATCGGCTTAAAAAACAGATCAACGACTTTTTCACCTTCAGCGTTTTTTAGTTCAAACTTACGGCGCTGGTTGAGATCGAATGCCCCAACCAGCAGATCGACGGTGCGATTTTGAGCCATTAAATAAAAGCTTGCGCTTAAATTATAGACCTAAATCACTGCAGGTTCAAAGTGATTGCGCCGCTAGTGATGAAGCTGCAAGAAACAACGACCAGTTCACCAACAGTTGAGGTGATCTCCATGTCAGTGATGATGCCATTGAATTTGGCTGAGTCGGTGTCAGCGCTTGTACCAGTGGTGAACAACTCAAAAGTTGCGTCGGCCGTGTCAGCAGTCGTAACCACATCCTCAAGGAAAGCCGCTTGTCCTGTTGCGTCTGGATCGTAAACCAGCTCAACAGTGCCGGACCCTGAAATCAGGCTGCCAACAAAGCTGCGGAAAGTATCGCCTTGCTTTGAAGTGTCGAGCGTTTCTTTCGTAGTGGTTAAGCTCCAGCTACGAGTGCCGACGATTGTTGCATTGGATGAGCCTGCAGCGTCGAACTGGACTGCTCCTTGTTCGCCTCGGATTGTGGCCATGGTCAGAGTTCCTCGATGGATTCAAAGGTCACACGGACCTGGGTTTGGAAGTAGCCCTCGGGTGCTGCTGAAAGCAGTACCTCTGGACCTGTTGCAGCGTCGAAGAAAACCCCCGACACGATGACCCTATTGTAAAGGTCTCGAATCCTTTTGCCGATGATGTAATTGGCTCCAGGGCCAACACCTTTGGCAGAAAAGATATTGATGACAACAATTCCAATAATTCTGTTTTGAGAATCAGTTGTTAGCCCTTGGCTTAAATACTCGCTAGCACCAAAACTTACAAGACATTGCACAAATGACGAATTAGGCGTCGGCTCAAATGCCATGTTGTGAAACACAACAGGAATAACCGGACTGCTTGCCAGCTCAGTTGCTAAGCGAGCTTCGATAGTTGACCTGATGGTGTTGAGATCGGCTGCTGCCATCAGATGCCTCTAGTGATCCGCCTCATGACTTTAGGCATCTCCAAAGACACGACCTCTTTCAAAATTAACTGTGGATAGCTCTGAGTGACCTTAGGAGTGCCTGTCGTTTTAGGCGTTTTGCCTGGAGCATATTTACCCTTCCAAGAAGGGGGCATTGACTGTCCAAACATGACAGCAGGCGCGTAATCCTGCGTATCTGATCCATTGGGGTTGAGCTTGGAACTGACGTAGACACGTCCCGTAAAACGATTCACCGACTCTTTTTGCCAAGAGCTGAGCAAAGTGCCAGTTACGACTGGCGTACCAAGCCCAGGCGGGGTGGAAGTTCTCAACCTCACAAACAACTCATTTGTAAGAGAAGTAACCAACCGCTCAACCTGCGACTCAAACAAATCAGCAATCTGATCAATCGGAATGCCTGCAGTCCGGCTAATTGTTTTAGGCGTACGTGCCATCGTT